CTTGAAGAAACATCATTAAATAGTTTAGAATCTAACCCGTAAAGATTACATAGTTGACGGTCTGTTAATACTCCTGACTGAATCAATTGTAAATCTGCTGAACTCATACCCATTTGTAGGTAGTCTAAATCTGCACTCGTAACGTGTGTACTAGCAAACTTATCTATTCCACTAAGCATATTCTTAATAGCACCCTTTACAGCTTTCGCCATGTCCTCAGAAAAACGAGTATTAGTTTGACCTCTACCACCTTTATTAGTAAGAATACCTTTAACGCCTTGGTTCTTTACGACTACACTAATAGCCTTTTGAATATCAGTTGAACCAGTAAGAGAGTATAAACCCGCCTGTAATGGACTAAGACCTTTTAAGTAGTCTAATCCGTATTGAGTAGGGTTAATATGTTTTAAGTGATTTAAATCGTCTGATTCTATTCTAAATTGGCTTTGCTTATCTGTAACTTTAAAGCCGTTATTCTTTAACAAATAACTATTAGGCACAATAGGCTCAATGATTCCACTAGGTATAATGTTTAATACGTCCGCGGTTCTTTGGTCTACTAAGTTATCTTTCTGTTGGTATAGATTACCCGTAGTAAGTAAGTAGGCTAATGCAACCTCTTTCCATTCGTCTTGGCTAAGTAACTCGCCTCTATAAGTTGCAGGTTGTTGAAACGTATCATAAACCCTACCATTAGTCACATATTCCTCTGTTCTGTTATCCCAAACCCCTAAAGGAACGGTAATAGAAGTAGTAAGAATCTTATTTATAATAGCGTAAACAGTTACATTAGAACCGTAACCCTCATCAATTAACTTTTGCTCGTCTTGTGTCTTAGACTTGATTAAACCATCAAAACCAAATAATTTACTAGTACCGTTTATAAGTTTTATTTCGCTCATTTAGTACGGTATTTAGTTAAACCCAAAAAACCCACTAAGTTAATAGTAGGCTCTTTAGCGATAATCAATAGAAAATAGTTTTTTGTCATATTCTGTTACGAATGCGTACATTGTCATAATTTGTTACAATTATATACAGGTCAAAGATACTAAACTTTATTTAATAAATTGCAATTATACTAATTATTTATTTAGGTACACATACAGTCACTTGGTCAACGTCTCCCGTGTTCATTGTTCCGTTACTCTCAAAAGTATTTTTATCGTCTGTACTGCCTTCTAATTCATAATTGTAAGTAGAAGTACCTAACACGCTTGTAGTTGTTATAGTGCAATCCCATTTCTTAGTACATGATGTTAGTACTAGACCGAGTAATATTAATTTAATTGTTTTCATATTATTTGTTTTTGTAAATATACTAATTATTAATTGAAACTCTCGGGGAATTTCCAAACCCACTCATTTAAAAAAGTTCTATTAGTTTGTACGCCTTGTTTATCTTTAAACTCATTAAACGAAAGTAACTTTATATCATTGAACGGTTTAGAGGTTAGTTGCCATGCTTGCTGTGTTATCCACCAATCCATGTAAATGTTAAATTCTTTCTTATCCTTATTTGTTATTTCCATACTGTAAATATACTAATTAATTAACTAGCAATAAAAAACCCCTACAATTAATGCAGGGGTTATATTATTCTCATTGGTCTATATTTTGATTAATAAAGTCATTTAATTCTTTTAGTTTTAAATGTTGCTCTATAATTAATGAACCACTTTCTTTTGTATCTTTTCTTAGTCTCTCTAATTCTTCAAAGTCAGTAATTCTACGACTTGACAAAACTGCGTTTTCATGAAGTAAGTTATAATAATCACACTTAAACACTTTAATTTTAGAATATTCGTAATTATCTTTTGATAACTTAGTATTTTCAATTTTTAGTCTATTAACCTCACTTAGTAGTTTTTTTGCTTTTTTCCATCCGTTCAACATATTTCTTTGTATTTAATTAACAAGTCAAAAGCTCTATTACAAAGTCCATTCCTATTTTCTCTACTATAGTTTTTATAATAAGAAACTTTAAAATAATCACTACCCATCACTCCCTCTCTAAATTTAACCCTTAAACATTCTTCTTTTTTACTGTAGTAAATCGGTATATTAGTATTAAAATCACTTTCATAACCTATTAAATCCCATTCTGACTCTATCATATTATTTATATCTTTATTAATTCCAAAGCTTTATTAATTGATTTCAAACGCTCTTCTCTAATTTTAAACGCCTCTTTGTATTCCGTACTTTCCCATCCTTCCAAAGCTTTAATTAGACTCTCTTTTTGGTCTTGTAGTACTTTTATTGCATATTCCATAATTATAGTTTTCTACCTATTTTTACACTAACGTCACTACCATAATTGTATGGCTTAAATACCAATACATCAATCAATGACTTCAACACTTGACGACCTCCTATTGGTTGATATGGTTTAGACTCATTAGGTAAGAAACCAAATAATAAACCGTCTATTGTAGCCACGCCACTTGTTCCGTTTGTTCTACCTGAGAATCCATTTGTAAATGTTCCTGTAAGTGTTGCAAATTTTACTATAGTTGAAGTTGTCATATCGTTTATTTTAGTTATTTAATTTCTATACGTCAAAGATATACAAACTATATTGTATTTACAAACTATTTACTACTTATTATTAATTTATTTTCAACCCAATAAAAAACCCCTACAATTAACGCAGGGGGCTAGTCAGCAACGACTACACGCGTACTAATAGCGTACTTTTAATCCTTTGGCATTTGTCTACGAATAGATTCAATTCCTACTTTGTAATCTTCTATAGTCATATCGTTATGTTCTAACAATTGCTCTATTAAAACTAATAACCCCACACCGTTAATAGTTACCGTAGACATATCAGCATTACCATCAGTAACAGTTAAATCCATTTCTTGTTCGTTAGCGTCACCAAGTAATAGTAATGTACAATACCCGTCTTCATCTTTTAATACTTTTGTTACTTTCATATTTATTTTGTTTGATAATAATTTAACTTAATATTCTTTTTAATCGTTAATTCTTTAATATCTTCAAATGAAAGATTTAATACTATTTCGCCCGTTGTAGTATTTACTATACTTAATTTATCTGAACTTTTTATATGAACCTCTGAACTTTTCATGCCCTATTTATTTTCACTAAGTATAACTAAATCCTTTAACTGCGCTGTTGTGTAGTCTCCCTTTGGTACGTGTGTAGTTTTGATTATCTCCGTCTCAATCTCTTCCTGTTTAATCTCTTTCTCGTACTGCTCATTGTGAGCCTTATTGTCTGCTATCTGCTTCTTAAGTCCTTTGTTAAAAGCCTTGTTGTCTTTAATCAGTTTCTTTAATTGTTCTATTCTATTCATCCTATTTGTTTTTAATTAATCCCAATATTTGTTTGTAAATGTCGCTTTGTTTGCGTCACTCTTAGTGTAAATAACTTTAAAGTTAGATTTTCTATTCTCATTACCTCTATTATCTTTAACAGTTCCGTTGACTGCTTTTGCAAAACTATAAGCGCTCTTCTTACTACTAAATCTCCTACCTCTTAATCCCATATCTATTTATTTTGTTTAACAAAGATAGTATAAATATATTATAAATACAAGTTAATTGGATTAATTGTTAAACTACAAAGAAATCCTGCTTTCTCAATTGATATGTAACAGCGTATCTAAGAGCGTCTAATAAGTGATTATGATTGTCTACTGGAATAGATGCTTTCTTATTGTTCCAACAGTAATTATTAAGCTCTTTAATCATGTTTGGACTGTCCTCTATGATTAATTTGTAATCTCTCACTAATGCAATACCGTTTACAATACTATCTTTTCCTTTAGTACAGGCAATTATATTAACCCCACGCTGTTGTAGGTCGTTTATAAGTCTTGGTTCTGCATTATCTCCCACTATTAAATCGTCAGGTTTACCTAATGCGTTTTTATTAGCTTGTGCAATACCCTCAGTATTTAGATTAGTGTGATAAAGATATTCTTTGCAATAGATTAGTTTCTTTTTATCGTCAATAGCCACTTTAATTAGTGTAGTAGGGTCAGGACTAAATCCGTAATCTTGACCGAATAAGTAAGGTAGTGAACTATCGAAATCTCCAATGTCCCAATTCTCATAAATAACACCCTCGGCTTTATCTAACCAACCCCCTAGTATTTGATGGTTATACTTATCGGGTCTATTAACCCTAATATTCTCAACGTTAATTAAAAATGATTCGTCTAAGTTCTTTAAATTATCTAGGTAAGTTGTGTGAATATAAGTAGTTTGGTCTTTAACACCATTGAACCCACCCTTTAAACTTTGTTGCTCAAAGAATTTCTGATATATCCAATGTTCCTTAGTCGTGGGGTTAAGTATTAGAATTACTTTGTTTTGTAATCCTTTAGTCCTGATAGATAAATCAATCTTATCAAATATACTTTCATCTACTAACTCCTCTGCTTCATCTAATACCCATGTTGTAATCCCTTGTAAGGACTTTAAAGAAGCTGTTTGATTACCGCTTGACGTCTTTATACCTTTAAAGATTATACTTGAACCAGTAAGCTTATTTGTGATACTATCTTTAGTTACATCAAAGCAATGTTGAGCGTTTAATAATTCTATCTTTTCTAAGAACTCAGGTATATAGAAACGTTAGCCGAAACCATTGTATAACGAGTAAATAAAATCTTTTGGTTAGGCTCGAATGTAGATATACATAAGTCTAATGATGTACTGAATGATTTAGCAGAACCACGTCCACCAGTTAAAACAAAGTACCTTGTATCATTCTCAAATAAAGGTTTGAATTTATCACTAACATTTATATCCATAAGTCCCGTGGCTCTATGTCTAAGACTTAATCTTCTTTAGTTAAAAAATTAATCTTACTAAATCCTACATTCTCTCCGTTAGTAGTTAAATCAACTGATTCTTTTGGCTTACCGTATCTATACTCTAAGTATAACTTAACGGCTTGGAAGTTGCCCTCCATTACCATCTCCTTTAATTTAGTTATAACTTCATCTTGTTCAATGATATTATCTAGGCGTTCAATAAGTTTCTGTTCATCAGCCTTAGTAGGGCGTCCTGCTCCCTTTCTTGCTCCTCCACGATTAGATTTCTTATCTGCCATAATTGATAAAGTTTTGTTTATTCAAATGATTAAAAGAAACAGTTATAAGTAACTGCCCATAGCTTCATGTAGCTAACTACTAAGAAAGGTAATAGTGTTACTACCCCTAATATAATTAACCATCCTTTTAAATTGTTATTCTTTTTCATAATTCAAAGATACTAATAATATTGTAAATACTTACTATACCTTACTGATTAATTGGTTTGTACTTGTTTACTAACTCTATTGCTTTATCTTTCATATCCTCTATTTAATCCGCTTAGTTCTTATTATATTTAATTGATAAATCAGTTTATAGCGCATTGAAACGCGCCATAGTCACGTGTTGTGCATAATACTACAATCCTACTCTTTTACAAGCAATATTAAAATACTCTTCATTCATTTCAATCCCTATAAAATCTCTACCTGTATTTTTGCAAGCCACTCCCGTACTTCCGCTTCCCATTGTCGCATCAAAAATAGTCATTCCTTCATTACTGTAAGTTTTAATTAAGTATTCAAGTAATGCAGTAGGCTTTTGCGTAGGGTGTACACTTTTACTTTTTCCAGTTGCAAATTCAATTATGCTTTTTGGGTATCTCTTATTACTCACACTCCCACCGTCAATAAACTGGTCTAAATGTTTTACATAGCCTCCGCCACTAACATACTCCTTACCCTCTGTCATTTGTGGGTTGTAAACTCGTGGGTTTTTTTCGTCAAATTTTCTTATCAATTCTGCTCTAAATTCCTTATTTTCTATATTTAAAACCTCCCAATCAATAAATGATTTCATTATATCAATACCATAAACCTCAATAAGTTTGTTGTAAGTATTTTTTGTACATAATCCGTACTGAGTACTTTCAACCCTAAAACAATGGTCAGCACATTGTCCTATTCTGTTTATTATCTCTTTCTTCTTTAACCCAATAAAACTCAATACCTTTTTAAAATATTCTCTTTGTGGGTGCTCTCCTTTTGTATCGTGTTTTGTTGGTTCGTTACTAAAAACTAAAACATCTTCAAAATTTTTCATTGGCATTTTATTTGCAAGTAACGGGTTACTTCCTTGTTCTTTTTGCCATATCCACTGGTGGCTAAAGTTGTCTATATTACTAGCTATTAATTTAGTCGTAAACGGTTGGCTTGCTGTTAAAACAATAAAACC